GACGGCGTAGCCGAGGCCGATGGCGGCGCCGAGGGCGCCTCCGATAACGATCTTGATGGCGTCGACGATCCCGAACATCACGCGTCACCGCGGATCGCGTCGCGGATATCGCCGATGGCGCCGATCAGCTGGCGGCGCAGGAGCAGGACGAGCAGCATCAGCCCGGCGGCGCCGCCGAACACGGCCAGCACGGTCATCCAGTTGGCGCCGAGCAGCGCCGTCATGGCCGCGCCGCCGCTGCCGAAGATGCCGAGCAGCCACTGCAGGAAGTTGGTCTTCTTCTTGACCTGCTCGTCGACGGCTTCGGGAACGACAGGATCGGGGACCGGGACCGGCACCTCGATTTCCTTCTCGTACGGGTTGACGCCGGCCAGCGCCTTGTGCAGGGCCATGCGCGTCGCCTGACCGATGACACCGTCGGCCTTGCCCGCTTCCGGGTGCTCGCGCTGGAAGCGCGCGATCTCGGCTTTGCTCGTGCCGTAGCCGAGCAGGACAAGCGCGCAGCGCCCGTAGCGGTTCAGGCGGTCGGCATAGCCGTTCAGCCCGCCGTTGATCCGCTTCGTGACCATCTCGATGTTGTTCTGGTCGGCGTAGCGGTTCAGGCTTTTTCGATCGGGGTTGCCCTCGTCCCAGTACCAGAGCGCGCTCAGACCCTCCCATGGATCGGTGTTAAGCAGCTTCGGGTTCTTGACGAAGTCGGGCGCCGAGGGGTCGAGCTTCTTCGCCCACGCCGTGAAGCGGCGCACGTTGTCCTTGCCGGTGAGCTGGATCGGGCCGCGACCCTTGTACAGCGCGCCGTCGCCGTCCTTCGCCGGCGTGTTGCCGAGGTCGGCCCGGGTGTCGTAGCGCCTCTGCGCCGGGGTCGGTCCCCAGATTTCCTGATCGTAGCGGAAGTCGGCACTCTCGTGCATGACCTGCGCGAGGAAATGGGCGAGCCGGTGCGGGCGGTTAAGCTCGACGGCCGCGCCGTAGGCGTCGAGGGCCTTCAGGATCGACGCCATATTGTCGGCGTTCGGCTTGCCGATTGCCATCTTCCTCAGTTCGGCCACGGTGAGCATGCTGCCCTCCTGTTCTTACCACGCCGAAAGCGCGGCGCGCTTCCATGTGTTTGTTGCAGTGCAGACGTAGATATAGCTGGCGCCCCAGCACCAGTTGCCTTTTGTCTCGGTCGCCGCAGCCGTCGCCTGTCTCGGTGCGAGAGATGAAGCGGAGCAACGTCTGCGCCGGGCGGGGAATGTCGGTCATGCTCTGCCTCCGCTATGTGATTGCGATCGCTAGAGCGATCGTGGTTTTATTGTGATATACTTTCGTCATCACTCCCTCTTGTATCGACCGGAGATAATAAAGCTCGTCGCGTTATTGATATGCGCATCGGTGAGGTCTTCTGTACCCCCCGTTGAGAGCTTGGCCCTGACAAATGCGTATGAGGTACCGCCGCCGATCAACGCGCGGTAGTCTACCGTATTTGTCGGATCGGTCACTGTGCTCAAGGAAACACTAAGCGAGTATGGAACACCTGCAGCCGCCGTAAAGGGGAGATTAACTCGGAACTGCCCGGTTGAGCTTCCTTTAGAAGACAGAAACCCATAGGAGCTGAAATCCACCCAGTTATTGCTGTCGACAGAACATACACCAGAATGTCCGGCGTAAGCCACGCCCACCGCTGCGCCGGCAAAAGAAATGGTTGGCGTATATGCAACATTCTTCTCAGAGGCCACATCGGGCCACGTCGTGTTGCCACTGTTGTTCTTGCTCGTGAAACGGGTGTTGTTGTTTTGCGAGACCGGCGTCGAAGTCAAATTCGCTCCGACGTTGCCTTCGATAATCACGTCTTCAAAGCCGGCGGCCAGAATCGCCGGCATCGCCGTACCATTGGCGTCGAAGTTTACGCCGAGGATTTGCAGGGTCTTTCCGCCGAGGGCGCGGATGGCATGCTCCTCGTTGCCGACAGCAGTCCCGCTGTAGTTCCATTTCAGGATGCTGCCGCCGATGATCGACAGCCGCAGATAGGTGCAAGCTTCGGCAAAAATTGCTTCGCGCAGCGTGTTGTGGATATCCGCGCCGATGACGTTGACCCGCGCCACAGGGCTCCCGGCCTTGATATAGAGGCCCCGGTCCAGCTGGCCGGTGATCGTGCCGTTGAGGCGAATGAGGTCAATGACCGCCCCCGAGCCGACGCCATCAATCGTCACGCCGCGCATATCAGCGGTTGGCGTGGGGCCGTCAGTGTAAGCCGCAGGCAAAAGTTCCACATTGTAGACATGGTGATCTGCGTGCGTCGGGTGTATATACACCCGGTTGAGCGCAGCGGTTCCGACATATGTGTCAAGAACAGCGTAGTCGATCGACTCCAGCCAGATACCATGGTCATTTGCAGAGACTGACCCAAGCAGTCCGCGCCAACTAAAGGTATAGCCGGTGAGTTTTGACCCATCGGTCATGTTCAGCGCGGTCACCTTCACACCAGCGGAGTTGGTTCCCCCAGCGAAACTCGTCGAGTTGAAGGAGCAATCGCGCGCAAAGACGTTGCGACATCCCTCGAACAGAAAGTCAGTAAATCCGCCCCAGCCATAGCACTTATCTAGCTGGACGCCTGTGACATTCTGGAACCGCCAGACGGCAGAGGTTGAACCGGCGGACACTCTTCGTGCGATGATGTTGGAGAACTCAAGCCCGCTGATAGCAGCGGTTTCCGGGTCGGTGGCATCGTCGGCAGCGGCAAGAATGCAGTCAGTCCCCGCATCCGTGTAGAACCAGAGTTGGGTGCTCTTGGCGGAGAGCCAGGTCGCGTTGCTGGTCCGAACCCGCAACTGGCTGTTGCTGCGATAGGTAGCTTCGAGGAAGGTCAAGTAGCCGGAAACCGTGGCCCGATAGTCTTCCGCCGCCTGGATGGCGGCGGCCATGTCGGTCGTGCCCGGCGTCGTGTTCTCCGCCCAATGGTTCGGAGTGATATCGCCCAGCGGCACCCAATGTACGGTCCCGCCGTTGGTCGCCAGGGCGCCGGCAGTCTCACTTCGCGCATAGTGCAGGATGATTGGGTTTGCGACCACGGCCAGGTCGGACATGACCGAGATCGTGTTGATCATGGAATGGACGGTAGCAGCGACTGCAGCGGCCCGAGAAGTGAAGAACCTGGGCGAAAAATTGGCGTCGAAATTTGGGTCGATCTCCCACCACTGACCAAGAGCGTCCTGGAACTTGACCTCGTGCGACGGTTCGCTGCCCGCGCGTGCGTAGCGTACTTGGTCAATCTCGACAGCCTCGACACTAGCCGGCAGCCGAGCACCCTCAGCGTCAGCCTGTGTGTCGAAAATAATCAGGCTGGGATAAGCCAGGAGCGACGGAGGAACTCGAGTGTTCATGGCCAGTTGATCCACTGGTTGGCGCGGTAGAAGCGCGCGCGGTCGAGGATAAAGCGGTCCTTGCTGCTCAAGGCAACGAAGGTCGCCGGGATGATGAAGTTGATGTAGCCGCCGACGCCGAGCGGGGCGGCGAGCTGCGCCTTGAAGCGGCGCAGCGTGACGTCCGTTTCGAGCGGGAACACTTCGGGGAAAGTCACCGTCTCGCCGCTGCTGTAGTGGACGAGCAGGTGCGCCTTCAGCCATTTCATCGACGCGCTCGGCGCCGGCCCGGCGTAGAATTCGGCGCAGACGACGTCGCCTGCGACAAGCGAACCCGTGCCGGTCAGCGAGTAATAGAGGTAGTCCGTGCCGATCACCGCCGCCGCGAAGTCGTAGAGCGCGGCGTCCGTGCCGCCGAAGATCGAGGCGTTATTCGTCTTCGAGATGGCGCCGCCCGCCACCGTCATGCCGTTGCCGTTGATCGAGCCGAGCGCCAGGTATCGCTTGTCCTGCGCCGACGGCACCGACGGCGTGTAGATCTGGCCGCGGCAGCCCGTCTCGCCACCGCGCAGGTTGGGCGCGACTGGCCCGAGTGGCCCCGGCGCGCTTTCATGGTCGACGGCCGGGATCGGCGGGCCGAAATCGATCTGCTTGTTCGGACCGATCGTGATCGCGGACAGCAATTCGTCCTTCGACAGCGCGACGCCGGCGCCGAACCCGAGCCAGGCCTTGTACCAGGCGGTCGCCGCATTGTTGAAGACGTGCAGGCCCGAGAGCTTCGACGTCCAGCTGAGGATGACCGGCGCGTTGTTTGGCGCCGTCTCGGCTGTGCCGCTGCCGTTGATCGTGTTTCCTTCGAGGATCAGGCCGCGCACGATGCCGGTCGACGGTGCCGCCTTGTGCATCCGGTCGAACTCGTCGGTGCCGCTGAGACTGTCCTCGTCGGCGATCAGCACACGCGGGCGCGCCAGCAGATTTTCGTTGGAAAGCCGCATGTTGCGGAAGGCGATGCCGTTGCCGAACGTGTAGTCGGTGGAACCGCCCGGGACGATCCAGACGACCGCGTCGTGCACGGAGGCGTCCGCATCGAGCGCCCAGTGATAGTTGTCGTTGATGTTCCAGTTGGCTTGGAAACCGCCGGAGCCGCCCAGCACCTTGTACATGTAGCGGTAGCCCTGGAACGTGTTTCCCTGCACATCGAGCGAGGCGGCGATCCGCGGGATGATGAGCCCGATCGTGTCGTCGAGATCGTTGCGGAAATGGCACTGCGTCACCTGCAGGAACGGGTCGTCGTCCCAGGTAGAGCCGATGACGAATTTCTTCTGGTTGATGAAGCGGCAATTGTGGAACCGCGTCGGCCCCTGCGGTACGGCGATACCGTTACGCCGGTTCGCGTAGATGCCGTGGCCGCCCCAAAAGCTGAGCGCCTCGGCGGCGAATGCCAGCTTCAAAGCCGCGCCGCTCGCCGGGTACTGAAACAGTTCGACCGCATCGTTTTCGATTGCGATCATGGTCGCGTGCGGGCCGGCGCCCTTTAGGTTCATGCCGCGGGCGTTGGCGTCGTCAAAGATCAGCTGCCCGCCGCGGTAGACGAACTGGCCGACGGGGAACCGAACCTGTGGCAGCGCGACTAGGCTCTCGACCGAAGCCGCCGCATAGGACGCGAAATCGGAAAAATAGATGCCGGCATCGAGCGTGTTGTAAAACTCGAACATGGAGGCGAAGGCGGCATCGTTGTCGACGTCCTCGCCGGGCCGCAAGTTGAACCGCGCCGCCGGGATGATGGCGTTCGGGTCCTTGTACATCCAGCCTCGCAGAACCGCCGGCGTGGCGAACCCGTCGGTGCTTGCCAGTTCGTCGGGGTCGTCGGCGGGGATATCGAGCAGGTCGATCAGGGCCGCCTGCGTCTCCGCAGCCAGCACCTGCAGCCCTGCCGCCCCCGTCGCGCCGAGCGAGATCGTCGCGCTCTGCTTGATCACGTAGAGCTGGCCCGTCCCTTCGGGGAACGCCTCACTAAGCGTAAGACCGCCGCCATCGCTGTCAATCGTATAGGCATCGAGCGGCAGGCGGATGTTGCCGACCGACACGTAGAGGCCTTCCTTGTCGTCGGGCGAAACCGTGATACCGGGCTTGAAGTCGAAATGGGTCTGACCAGCCAGCTCGACCGGGTCGACCGCGACGATGTTGCCTTGGATCAGGGCGGTCATGATCTGGTCGAAGAAGCTGGTCACCCCATCAGCAAGTGACTGCACCTGCGCCAACGCCGCCGCCGCCGCCTCCGCGTAGAGCTGGGCCGCGGCGATATCAGCCGCTGTGCCACCAGCGACCATGTTCCCTGACGCGTCGGCCACCCAGAACTCGCCCTCGTCAAGCGGCTCGACTGTGGGGGCGGCTGACCCTACCGGCGTGCCTACCGACAGCTTGATCGCCCTGTCGATCTTGTCGCTAAGCGCCTGCATACGTCGCACGATGGCGTCGAGCCCGGCCATGTAGGATGACCCGAACACACCACCGCCGCTCAGGTTGACGCCTTGTGTCAGCGGCGGAACGTGCAGAAGAATGAAGCGATCTGGCGCCCGACTTGTATCGGTAATGGTGACAGAAAACCCGGCGACGTCGCCTACCCCGGAAACCGTATAGTCGGTACCAAGCGACAGCAGCGTATCGTCAGCCCACACCTGAACATGCGAGGAACTTTCGATGTAGATGTCGAAGGTCAGCGGGTTGGACCAGCCAGACCCGGATACGATTTTTCGTGCGGGCTTCTCGGCTACGGTCATTGCTTCATTACCTTTGCAATGGTGACGATATCGTCGAGGAACGCGGCCTCCTTGTCCCTCAATACCCGATCCTTGACTTCCGGCCAATACTCAAAAACAACGGCCGCATCGTAGACCTTGGCCTTGGTCATCCGCCGAGCGAGCTCGGCGCGAACGCGCGGCTCGACCGCCTCGAGAAGCGCCAGCGTGCTGGCGGCGTCGATCTGCTTTTTACCGCTCCAGCCGGGCGTGGCCGTGGCGACGAGCGTGTTCCTGATCTCGCGCCGCGCGTATTCGGACAGGACCTCGTCGATCTCCGCCTTTTCGCGCGCGGTCAGCTTGATCGGATCGCCGTAGGGCTGCGTGTTCTCCAGCCCGAGATCGCTCGCCAGCTCGCGACGCATCGCCGACACGATGGTCGTGATCTGGCGGCCGCGGTAGAACGGGTTGAGGCGCTTCGCCTCGGCCTTGAAGTTGGCGTTAAGCAGCGCGTAGGCCCGCTCGTCTTCCGGCAGATCGGCGAGGAACTTGTTCGCCGCCACAGGGTTGCCGCCCTCGATCAGGCTCTTGTAGGTCACCTCGGCGACACGCAGCCGCCCGCTGACCATCGACGCCTGCGCCCAGAAGTCCTGCGCCGACGCGGAGCCGCGGCGCACGTCACGGACGAAGCGGCGCAGGATCGGCGCGTCCGTCTCGTCCATGCTCGGACGGTTCGGGTTTAGCGCGTTGGTCATCGCCACCATGTCGCGGTACGCGCTGGCGCCGAGGCCGCTCATGAAATGGTCGAGGACCATTGGCGACCACCCGGTGATCTCGCCGATGCGCTTGGCCAGATCGGAAGTGTAGTTGTTGTACTGGAGCTGCGGCTGCAGCGCCTGCATGTAGTCCGGCACGATCTCCCGACCGGTGAAGAAGTCCTTGTTCGCCGCGTACTCGACGAGCATCTGGATCGCCGGCGGCGCAGAGGGTGGTGTCATGGTCATCGCCAGCCCGCGCAGGAACCGCTTCTTCGCCTCGGGGTCGCCGGCCGCGCTCTCCAGCCCGCGCTCGACGGCGTTGGCGACAAGGGCCAGCTCGAACGGCTTCGGAATGTAGAAGATGCGACCGTCACCGAGCGGGATGACCCATCCGGTCGTGCGCAGGTACTCCCCGGCCTCCTGATAGTCCGGGTCGTCTTCGAACAGGAAATGCAGGGCCGCCGACAGGAGGCCAAGCGACACCATCTTGATCCACGCCTTGCGGCCGGTGATGACGGCCTGCTGCTCCGTGCGCGACAGCTCGAGCCCGCGCACGTCCTTGAAGAAGGCCTTCAGCACGAAGCGCAGCCCCTTGCGCTGACGGACCTCGTCGGCGCCAAGCGTCCGCATCATCTTGTAGAGGCTCTGCAGCTGGGCGTTCAGGAACGGGATCGTGCGCCGGGCGGCGAGCATGCGGCTGCCGTTCAGCCCGAAGTCGATATAGTCGGTCGCCGTGTAGGAAGCCTCGATGCCGGCTTCCCAGTCGCTCAGACCGTCGGCCTTGGCGCGCTCGTAGGCCTTGCGGAAGATGCCGAGACGGGTGCCGGTCTCGGCCAGCTCCACGACGCGCGCCATGCCCTTGATCGCCCCGGGCAGACCGCCGTCGTTGAACGCCTTGGCGATGTACCCCTTGCCGCGGAGGGCACCGAGATCGCGCGCGACACGGGCATCGTGCAGCGTGGCCACGTTCATGCCGCCCATGATGCCCATCGCGGCGTTGTACATCTTCGACCACTGCGTCTGGCGCAGCTCGTCGCCGACGCCCTGCAGGCTGGTTACGAACGGCTTGAAGCCGACGTCGTTGATGATCCACGCGGACATCTGGTCGCGGATGAAGTTGACCAGCAGGAAGTCCGGCCACGCGGTGATCGCGGACCGGAAGGCTGACGAGGTCATGGCGATCATCTCTAGGGCGACGTGCATGTTCTCGCGGCCGAGGCCGTTGAACATGTTGACGATGTCGGCGCCGATGCTGCCGTCCTTCAGCTGGATCGCGGCGAGCTTGCCGCCCTCCCAGTAGAACAGCACGTTCTCGCCATAGGTCGACGCCTGCTCCGGGCGAAACAGCTTGATCGTGCTGCCGTCCTCGATCGAGGCCTCCAGCAGCGTCATCAGGTCCTGCGCGTCGGTCTCCGACAGGCTGTCGTCCTTGGTCAGCTGGCGGGCGACTTCCTTCACGGTGAACGTCTTCGCCGTGAGCACGGACGACGGCACGCGCTCGACGAAGGCGCCTGCCTTGCCCGCGCGGTCGGAGAGCAGGGCCATGGCCTTCAGTGTGTCGTTCTGCGCGATGATGCGCTCGAGCGCGAAGGTCTTGTGCATCAGCGTCGTCATCGGGCTGATGATGTTTCGGTCGGAGCCGCGGAAGCGCTTGACGATCGACCGCCCGCCGAACAGCGACCCGGGCCCGAGCGACAGGTTGTTCTTGTCGCTCATGTCGCGCTGCAGCGGAGCGTAGAAGCGGCGCTCCAGACCGTCGAGATAGGTTTCCTTGGTCATCAGCCCGGCGTCGAACTGCTTCTTCCACAGGGCCATTCCGTACTCGTGGACGATCGTCGCCGCCTCGGTGAAGGCGGTGCCGTATTTGGCCTCGAGGTCGCGCGCCGTCTGCTGGACGTCGCCGAGGGTGGCTGCGACCGGCGGGCGCTCGATCTTGCCCTCCTGCATGCGGCGATACTCGTCGATCGACCGCAGCGCGACGAGGTACGTGTCGAAATCCTGCAGCCGCGTCTGGTCGAGCGAGCGCGGGCTCTTTGTCGGGTCGACGCCTTGGCTGACCAGCAGCGCGTCGCGCAGGCTGCGCGTCGTCGGCTGGAGACCGCGATAGGCGTAGACGCCATCGGTCAGCTGCACCATAGCGCGGCCGCCAGTGTTGCGCGCGAGCCGGATCAGCACGCGCGGGTCGTCGGCGCGCTTCAGGTCGATGGCCCGGCCTTGGTTCGCCTCGCCGGCGTTGAGCATGTCGGAGACCAGACGGTTCATGCTGTCGTAGCGGTTCAGCGAGGTCGACACGAGCTGGTTCACCGCCTCGGCGTACCAAGCACCGAAGCCGACGTCGCGAAGCTCCTTGATCGCGGCGTTGATGCCGGTTGCCTTGATACCCGGCTCGACCATGTTGCGCAGCAGCTGCGTCGACGGCAGCTGCAGCCACGCGGCGAACTGGGCGCCGAGCAGGTCGAGACCGGCCTTCACCTGCGGCGCCTCCGCCTCGAGCAACGCCGTGAACTCGGCTGTCAGCCGCGGGTACTTGTTGTCGACGAACTGCCGGTTGAGCGTGTAGACGCGGAAGAACTCGGCAAAGCCCTCGCGAACGTGCTGGTCCTTCGGGACGTAGGTAAGATCGCCGGCGTAGAGCTGCGTTCCGACGTCCATGAAGTCGTTGGCGTTCCTGTCGACGAAGGCCTTCAGCAGCGGCGACATGCTGTCGTGGAAGGCGTGCGCGCCCTCGTGGACAAGCGTCGACAGGTCGCCCCACGTCCGCAGCCGGACGACGGCGGAGCGCCGGCTGTACTGCCCCATGATCTGGGAGCCCTTCAGCGTCAGGCGTCCCTGCCGGGCGGTCAAGTTGAGGAGACGGACGAAGTTCCGGCTCATGCGCGACAGGTTGATGTCGTTCTCGCCGTCGACACCCGGGGTGGCGGAAGGCCGCTCGGGCACGCCGGCGCCCGGCCGTCCCTGCTCGCCTTCGTAGCGGCCGCGGCGGCTGGCAGTGGCCATGGCGTCTGTTTCCGGCGTAATCCGTCGTATCTGCGCTGCATCGAATACGACGTAGGTCTCACCAGCCCATTCAGCTGTTTCTCCCGACGGGTTCTTGATCGGGGTGATATGCAGACCGTCGTGCCCGCCTTCCAAAGCTCGCGCTTTTAGCGCTTCCATATCACGACGTATGTCGGCGTATAACCGGCTTTGACGGGTCATGTTAAAGAAGTTAAGCCCTGACACTGTAAGCGGGTTAGTAAGGTTTATTTGCGCCGTCTCTATCCTGCTTCCGAATATAGACGCGACGTCTCTGTTGGACGTGAAAAACATTCCGAGCATAGTGCTAGGATGATCGGAGTTACTGCCGAGCATCCCCATATCGAAGTTATCAAACAAATCCGCGTCTGTCCCATGGAACACGGGGTGCTGAACAACACTGTCGTTAAACGAGGTATTGTTCACCGGCGCCGGGATCGTCGTGCTGAAGTCGAGCCCCATCGGATCGGCGCCGGGCGCGCCAAGACGACGACGCTCCTCGCCGACCAGCGGTCCGGTGCCGCGCCGCGCGGGATCGATGACGTCGAGCGGACGATCGCTCCAGTGCGTCAGCTCGACGAGGCCGTCCTCGTTGGTCGGAAGACTGCCGCCCCTGAACGCGGTCATGGCAGGTGCTGCACCAGCGGCCGGCTGGCGCTCCATCACGATGCCGCCGTCGTCAACCTCGCCGGTCTCGCTGAAGCCGTAGCGCTCATAGAAGCGCAATAGCCTGCGCATGTCGGTGTCGTCGTCGGGGAGCGCCATCAAACGGGTCGTTGCACCGGCAGCGTCGGCTCGGCGCGCGACGAAACGCATCAGATCGGACGCCAGCCCGCGACCGCGCTCGGCGGGCGACGTGCGCAGATCGACGATCTCAATTAGCCCGTCCGTCTCAGATAGCTCAACGACAGCGCCCCCAAGGCGTGCCTCTATCGTACCGCTCGGCAGCTCCACGATCTCAGGCACCACCGGGTCTTTTGGCGCGAGCATCGTGTCGAATTCCGCCGTCGGCATCGGAAGTGCGATGTCGACACCGGCCGCGACGCCGGCCGTGCCTTCAGCCTCGCCGACGAGCGCTTCAAAGCGGTTCTGCAGTTCGGCGACCGCGGTGTTGACGATCGCCTCACGCTCGGCTGTCGGCGTGGTGACGTCGCTGTCGCCGGCGATCTCTGCTATGGCGCCGACACCGCCTGACGCGATACCGCCGGTGATCGCGCCAACGAGGCCGCGCTGGGCATACTCCTTCAGGTCGAATTTACGCTCTTCGTCGTACAGGTACTTGGCGACGACGTCCTCGCCGACCGCCTGACTGGTCTCCTGAATGAACTCCTCGAGGCTGCCGGCGGCAGTCGTCTTCAGGAGCCTGCGCACGATACCGCCGTTGGCCACGTCGACGCGCATGAACATGCGGTCGATCGGGATGGCCTCGGTAACGCCGAGGGCGGCGCCGGCGAGCAGGGTCAGGAACTTCTGCAGCCCGGTGGCATCGAACTGCTCGGCCTCCTCGTAAAGCTGGACGCCTTCGGTCGCCGCGCCGAGCGCTCCGGTCGAAAGCCCGACGGGCAGGCCGACAGCGGCGCCGAGGTACCCGGCAACCATGAAGGCCGCCATCGACCCCGTGCCGGAGGCGAGCTGCGTCACGAAGTCCTTGGACCGCGCCTTGTCGCCCGGCAGCATCTGGGTGAGCGCCGTGTCGACCTTGTCCAGCCATTCACGCGGCAGCGACTTCTCCGACGACCCGGTGATCGCGGCTTCGTACTGCTCCCAGATGATCGGCGGCAGCTTGGCCATCGACACGCCCATCTCGGCGGCGCTGCGCACGCCGACCTGCGCGGCGTTCAGCCACCACGTCTGCGTCGGCTGCTTGGCCGGGTCCTTGACCGCGGCTTCGGCGTCCTTCGTCTTCGCAGCGGCAGAGCCTACGATGGCTTCGTCCTGCTGGCGCAGAACCTCCTTCTCGCCCTCGGTGATCGGCGCCGGCGGGACGGGCAGACCGATACGCGCCGCGTCTTCGGACGGCATGTCGCGGAGCTGGGCGCGCAGCGCGGCCTTGTTCCTGAAAGCAGTCTCCTGATCGCGCGCAGCCTCCGCCCGGGCGTCGGCTTCGACCTGCCGCTCTTCGGCGTCCAGCGTGCCGAACTGCTCGGCCATGAGCAGCCCCGGGCCCAGCAGCCCGAGCGGGCCGATCGGCGACCCGATGATGGCGCGCTCGACCGGCGAGCGGTCCGCCGGCGACCGCGGAACGGGCGACTTCGGCATCTCGCGCGCGGCGCGAGCGCTGGGCGCGCTGATGTATTCGCGGGCTACGCGGTCCGCCATGTCGGTGGCCGCGGCCGGCGGGGGCGCCAGCTTGTGCTCGGCAGCTCGGCTGTCGCCGAACTGCTTCAGCTGCTCCTGCAGCGCGGTGTCGTCGAGGAGGCCGGGAACGGAGAGTTTCTTGGCCGTGAACAGGTTCGTCACTGCTGGGCACCCTGAAGAGCGGATCGGGCGGCGTCGACAGCGGCCTGCCCATAGCGATCCACTATCATGGCTTCCTCTTCAGGGGTAGCGCCCTCGAGCTGGTCCATGACGCGGCGCATCATCTCTGGCGGCAGCTGGCCGGTCACCGGATCGATGCGCGGCGCGGCGCCGCCCGGCTCTTCGCCATCGTCGCCGAAGAGCCAGTCGCGCGCGCTCTGGAACCAGTTTCGGCCGTTCATCCCTTCGACTTGATCCTGATCAAGGACTTTGTCGGCGTTCAGGCGTAGCGGGTCGCCGCCGAGCGCGATAGCCTTCATATAGCCGCCGAGCATGTCGCTCATAGGCTTCGACAGACCCTTGTATTCGCCGAGCGCGTAGAGGATCACCTCGTCGGTCATGTCGCCGAAGTACTGCTGCAGCGCAAGATACTGGACCGCGATGGCCGCCTGCACGTCGGGAAGGTTCTTCCCCCGTGCCTCCGGTACGCGGGTGAGCGAACGCCCGATCTCCAGCGCCCATTCTCGCGGGACCGGCGCGCGGGCCTCCGGGGCGATGTCGAACTCCGCCTGTTTGTCGAGCATCATCCTGACGAAACGCTGAACCTCGTCGGGAGACGGCTCGCCGGCGAGCATGGCGTTCTTCACGTCATCGTAGGCCTGCTTGACCTCCGGGTACGCGAGCGCGGCCTTGTCCGGCGAGTTGGCCCGCAGCTTCTGCACGCGCTCGATCTCGGCCTGCACAGCCTTCTCGACCTCGGTGTCCGCCGCGAACGTAGACGAGCCCGGCTGCGCCTTGTAGTCCTCGATGCGGACGGCCATCTCGTCGGGCGTCATCGTGACGATGCCCTGCGTCGCCGTGAACATGCGCTGCGCCTTGGCCTTACTGTCGGCCCAGCGCATGTAGTCGTCCTCGCCGAGCACCGTGGCGACACTGGTGTCGTCGAACCCGGTCGACGTCCCCGTCGTGCGCAGCGAGGCCAGCTCGTTGTCCATCGCGCGCCGCAGGTCGACGCGCGCCGCGGCGTCGGCCTTGACCGACTGGTTGTAGCGCTGCGTGATGGCGTTGTCGGCAGCGCTGATGAACTTCTGCCGTTGGTCGTAGGGCAGGCTCGAGTAACGGCCAGCGACGGACGGCGCCTTCGCCGTGCCAGACAGATGCTCGTCGATCGCCGCCTTCGCCCATTTTGGCACCTCGCCGCCGCCGGCGGACGTGACATACCCCCACGCTCGGCGGCCGCCGAGGTCCGCATGGATGATGTTCGTGCCGATGCCGAGGCCGGTCACGCCGCTGGCCGACAGCGATCGGATGATCTCGATACGTTTGGCGATCGGCAGGCCGCTCACATCGATGTCGACGGCGTTGCCGTGCATGTGCTGCGAGCGCTTGGCGCCGCCGGCGTCCTCGTTCTGCTTCGGGCTGCGGTAGCCGGACGTGATACGGATATTGTCGACGCCGACCGCGGTGAACGCCGTCGCGACACGGTCGACGAGGTCCTTGTTGACCGTCTTCAGGTCGACACCGCTGAACTTCGCGCGCTCCGGCGATCCGGCCGCGGGCTTACCTCCGGTGAGACGAGCCGTGATCTTCTTGTAATAGTCCCGCGTCTCCGCCGGGAGGACGCTGTCGTCGCGGTTCGCCTTCAGCCACGCGTCGGCGCGCGCCGGGCCGCCGTTGTAGGCGATCAGCGCCGCCTCGATGTCCCCGTTGTAGGCGCGCAGCTGTTTGCGCAGGTAGTGGTCGCCGTATTTGCGGTTGATGACCGGGTTCGACAGGTAGCGGCGGACATCGGTCTCGTCCCAGCCGAAGTCGAAATTTCGGTCCTTCAGCTCGCCGGCGATCTCGCGCGCGGTGGCCGGCATGATCTGACGCAGGCCGATCGCGCCCTTCGGCGACAAGGCGTTCGGATCGCCCCCGCTCTCTTTCCACTCGACGGCGCGCGCCAGCATGTCGAACTGCGTCGTCGGCGACAGGTAGCGCGGATCGGCGCCCAGCTCCTTGATGACGTTCTCCGGGTCCTCCTCAAGAAGGCGGTTCAGGTGCGCGACCTGCGCCATGGTCTCCCATTCACGCTTGAACTTGTCCTTCTGCACCGCCGTTATCGGCGCGCTGTCGATCTCATCCATGCCCGTCTGCAGGAGCATGTCGTAGTCGTCGGGGTTCAGCGATACGGCTGTCGCCAGCTGCTCACGCGAGACCGTCAGCTGCTCACCCGCCCAGCGGTAGACCTCGTTCCGCTCCGTCTCGGCAGCCTTGATCGACCAGCGTGTGAAGTCTTCGCCGCCGGCGCCAGTCACGGGGTCCGGGTCTGCCAGAACCGTCTGGAACTTTGGGCGCAGGCGCTCGGGCAGCGTGTCGAGGAACGCCTGCCGCTTCGGCTTGTAGACGTCGTTCAGGTAGCTGTCGTGAAAGCCTTCTCCGCCCGGCTCCATAGCCTCGGAACGCTGCTTAAGCTCATCGTCCAGCTCGAGCTGGAGACGGCGGTAGTCGTTCTGCGCCTTGAAATCCTCGCGCTGCTGCTTTTTCTGCAGGAACGCACCTTCCAGATCGCTGATCGCGCCGCCAAAGCTCTGCAGCGCCGAGGCCAGCGCGCCGGACACCTGTGTATCCGGCGCAGCCGCGGGCTCGAGGCTCCTCTTGGCGACGTAGCGGGCAATCTCAGCCATCGATCACTCCGCGAAACTGGACTGGTAGCGAGCGACGCCGCTGATGACCGGGGCGAGGAAGGCGAACGGCATGGCGGCAGACGCGATGCCCGCATTCATATCCTCGACGCGGGCGCGGTAGCGGGCATTATCAGCCCGAAGGCCGCTGTTCCAGCGGATCGCGGCGACGTCGAGCGCGCCTTCCTGCGCGCTCTCGTCGAGCACGTCGGCAGCCGATCCGCTGATCGCCAGACCGTTCGCGGCGACAGACGCGCGGCCCTGCCCGAGGACCCGCTTGACGACGTCGGTCTGGCGCGCGCCCTCGTAGGCACCGGTCTCGTTCTCGAGTACCGCCTGACGACGCTGCATCTCGGCGTTAGCCCTGTGCGACGCCGCCTGCCCGGCGACGCCAACGGCGGCGCCGATGCCGCTGACAATGGCGCCGATTACCGGAAGGCACATCACGGTTCTCCGTCGATCTGGAGGGCTATGGCTCGTATCGTGACCGGATACATCTTGTCGCCGGCGAAGGCAATCTGCCCGTTGCCGGTCCAGCTGTCGTCGGCGGCGAGCTCCTTCATCCCGCTGCGCAGCGGCGGCGGGTCGAACGGGCTGAGCTCGAAATCCTCTTCGTACTTCAGCGGGTCGGAGTGCCCGTTGGCGACCACGTAGACGCCGGCACTTTCGTACAGATCGACCTTCGCCGACACGATGTCGACCTTGCGGCCGAGACCGTTGCCGTCCCGATTACCGACCTGCTCGAGGCGGAGCGTCTTGATCTCCCACGGCATGCGAAGGCCGACAACGATCTGCGAGCACTCAGCGGGGAGTGGGCCAACCTCGCCGCCCGACACCTGAAAGTCGCCGTGGTCGACGCCGTCGCCGTAGACGGCGACCGTGGCGCCCTCGAGATGGCCGAGGCCGGTAACCGTGTCGACGGCGACGCCGTCGTAGATCGCAGCGCTGGCCGCGTAGACAGGCGGCAGCGTCGACAGATCGGCACGATAGAACGGTGCCAACGCCTCGACATAGCGGACGGTTGCCCCGTCAACGGTACGCCGCACGATCATGAACAGGTCGGTCTGCTTGTTACCGGGGAGGAGCGTGAAGCCCTCCACTGCGCCACCGAAATCGACAAGAGTGACGCCGAACACCTTCTGATCGCGGTCGTAGGTGCAGGCGACCATCTTCCCATCCGACCGGCGCCCCCAGAGGATGCGATGCGGGTGCGACTGGTAACCGATTTCGACAACGCCGACGGCGAACAGGTGCTCGCTGAGCGCCGACAGTTCGCGCGCCACATAGCCCTCGACCTCGTAGGTGAACGCGGCCTCGTAGAGGCGCGTTTCATAGGCGTCGAGGAACAGAATGATGTTCTCGACGACGACCGGCGTGGCGTAGGAGGCGCCGACAAAGGTCTCCGGCTTCTGCCGCACGTTGCTCGGGCCGAACGCCTTGTTGCTGTCGTTGCGCCCGACGATCCGCAGGCTGCCAGCGGTGCCGACGACCATGTCCCGGCTCTCGACCACCCACCGCGCATCGTTCAGCTCGCCGCCGGTCATGCGGAAGGCTACGGCGTCGTCGTCGACGATCGGATCGGCGACGGAGAAGTTGTCGTAGTCCTGACTGACGGACGCGGCGCCGCCGATTGGGTCCTGTGTCGTGCCGACGCCCACGAGCCTGTCCTCGTAGAGCCCGCCGGCGACCGGCCACCCGGTCTCGTCGGACCATGCCCCGAGCGCCCAGCGTGTGATCGGGCGCGTATCCGGCAGCGCGTGACCGTGGAGCCGTATCGTGACGGTCGTATCGTTGACGCGCGACGCGATCTCGGCCCAGCGCCACTTGCCATCGGAGCCCCACAGGTGGATCGCGCGGCCGACATCGGTCGTCTTGAACCCGTCGCCGTCGTTGATGCCGGTCGTCGAGGACGCGACGAGATTGAACGGCGTCTGGTCTGATGCGGCCCAGTGGATTGCCAGCTCGGCCATGACGCTGTCGTTGGCGTCGTCGCCGCCGCCGCCGGAGAAGGACAGGCGGTAGTAGAGGTACGCGACCTTGTTCGAGAACTCGAAAAACCGTGTCTCGGAGTTCGCCCACCCAGTCTCGCCCGTGCGGCTGTCGAGCGTCACCCACGAGCTGCCGTCGTTCGAGCCTTGGAACTCCCACGTCGTGATGAAGTCCTCATTCTGGCCGGCGTTGGTCGGGCCGGTCATCCAGTAGGCATCCGCGACGCGCGCGGTCGGCAGCTGGACCTGCACATAGCCGATCGCGACATCGTCGATCAGCACGTTGCTCGTCTTGTTACGGTCGAAGAACTCATAGGCGAACGCCGCCGCATCGTCGTTCGACACGGTGTAGCCGGCCGGCGTCGTGTTGCCGGTCATCTGCGGCGTGATGTGCCCGGTGTCCGCCGGCGTCAGCGTCGTGGCGGTCTCGTTTTCCTTGAGATAGGGGCCATTCTGCGGCGTGTAGGTCGTCAGCGTCCACGACGTCTCGCTGTTCCGGGTCAGCGTGCGAAGCTGGTAGCCTCGGCACCAGATGTAGATGACGTCCGCGGACTGGCGCACCTGCAGGTACCGCAGATCGGCCTCGAGATACGGCGTGGCTACTTCGACGGGCGTTCCGGCCACCTCGATACGCTCCGGGCCGCTGGCACCCATCACCCAGAAACGGAAATACAGGTCACCGGCCTCGATCGCGTAAACCTGTGAGATGTTGAAGCGAAAGGGGATGAACCGTGCCGCCTTACCCGCATTCTTCGCGGCCGCGCCGAAGAGCGTGCCCGGGGCGCGTGTGACGCCCCCATAGCGAAGGACGACGACGTTGCGCGCCGTCTCTAGCCCTGATTGGTAGTGCTCGGTGTCAGCACGCGCATGCAGGTACGGTGACAGCTCGCCGCGGGTCATGTTGGCGCGCAGCGTCTCGACGGTCATTAGATGCTCCGCGCGCGGATGATGTCGTGCTGCTCGACCGGCTGCGCGTCACCCTCGAAAGCGTTCGCCAGCTCTGCGGCGTCGAGCGCTTCGCGCTTCAGCTCACGCGCCCGGTCGAGGAACGACGTCTTGCGGGTGAACCGATGCGCCATGCCCTCGGCAAGCGACGCGGCGATGACCTGCGCAAAGAGCGGGTCCCACTCGCCGGGTTCCAGCTTACGCATCACCCATTCAGTGTCAAAGTCCTCCAGCAGGTTCGTGTAGACGTAGGCGCCGCGCACCTCATGAGCAATGGGCTGCCCGCCGCGTATGCCGCGGTAGGTAGGCGGGATCAGTCGCAGCGCACCGACTGGCCGCGCGTAGCGGTACCCCCAGCGTTGTGTGCCGGAAAAACTGCCGTCCTTGTTCAGCGTGGCAAACTCGAGCGAGAAGTTCCATGTGTTGGCCTGCAGGGCGACCTCGACATAGTGCTCGTAGTTGCGGTTCAGCCAGCGCGCATACGGGCTGTTCTCGGTCGTCGACGCAAGCGCGTCCTCGACGACGATGTCCATCGCGAGGTTGTAGATCGAAAGGCGGGTGTGCGAAGTCGGCATCAGGCCCTCCGCGCTACGACCAGTTTAAGCGAAGGCAGCTCGACGGGGAGCTCGACAGCTCCGACCCGCCCCGTCAGTGTCGTATCGACGTCATCCGTGTCAGTCACCACGATGTCTTGCGGCACGTCGAACGGGCGAAGAGCGATCGTCACTACCGCGCCGTCGACGCCGTAGGCGGCGCGCCAGAAACGGCCGTTGGCAAAATCCCACGCGGCGAGGGCGCCGTCGGGAACCCAACCGGGGCCGCGAGCGCGTAGGCGCTCGTTCCCGACATAGGCCGCCAGCGCCGCCCTGTTCACTTCTGCGGCTCCTGCTGGTTCCGCGCACGCACCATGGCAGCTTCGGCCATGGCCAAGGTCTGGCGGCGCGACACGGGGTCGACCGGGCGGCCGCGGCCCTTGCGCTCGGCCAGAACGTTGAAC